ATAAAACTGATTTATTATCTGCAAGAATTTCTGGAAAAGACGGTGAAAATAATGTTTTGTCACCAGAAATTGAGGAATATTTCATATATACCCCAAAACCAAATTATCCCACTGGAACTTTAAGTCATTCTGGAGGAATTAAAGGAACTAAAATAGCAAAAGATGCAATTACATATTGCACTTCAGGTCTTATTGATAGAAATAAGGGAACTGTACTTTCATATCTTCATAAGGCGATTAAGGCACTTAATCAACTTCGTATGATTGAAGATTCTCTTGTAATCTACAGACTATCCCGTGCTCCTGAAAGAAGAATCTTTTATATCGATGTTGGAAATCTTCCTAAAATAAAGGCAGAACAATATCTTCGTGATGTTATGATGAGATATAGAAATAAACTAGTATATGATGCAAATACTGGTGAGATTCGTGATGATAAAAAACATATGAGTATGCTTGAAGACTTCTGGCTTCCTCGCCGTGAAGGTGGTAGAGGAACAGAAATCTCCACTCTTCCAGGAGGACAAAATCTTGGGGAGTTGACTGATATTGAATATTTCCAAAAGAAACTTTATAGGGCACTTGGTGTTCCCGAATCAAGAATTGCTTCCGATGGTGGATTTAATCTTGGAAGATCATCAGAGATTTTGAGAGATGAACTTAAGTTTGCAAAGTTTGTTGGTCGTTTGAGAAAAAGATTTGCTCAAATGTTTAATGATATGCTTAAGACTCAATTAATTCTTAAAAATATAGTATCTCCAGAAGACTGGGAAAAAATTGGTGATCATATTCAATACGATTTTCTTTATGATAATCAATTTGCAGAATTGAAAGAATCAGAATTATTGAATGAAAGACTTGGAATACTTGCAACAATAGAACCTTATATTGGAAAATATTATTCTTCTGAATGGGTTCGTCGTAAAGTTCTAAGACAGACAGATTCTGAAATTATTGAAATGAATCAACAAATTGAAAAGGAAATAAAAGATGGAACTATTCCAGATCCCAATGCTATTGATCCAATCACTGGAGTACCATTACCTGCAGGTGGAGAAACAAATATGATGGGGGATGTTCCTAAAGAACCAGATTTAGAGTCTGATGCACAAATTACTCAGGAAAAAGGTCTGAAAGATACTTAAGTATAAATAAGAATATAGATATTATAAGTTTTATGGAAGAAATTGTAAACTTGATTGGTTCAGAATCGCCAGCATCAGATATTACTGACAAAATTAAGGATGTTTTATATGCCAAAGCATCTGAAAGAATTGATGATTATAGAACAGATGTTGCATCCTCATTGTTTGGTGATGAAAATTCAGTAGAGGATGAAGAATAATGTTAAGAACATTATTAATCGGTGATGAAGTTGCATTAGGAACTTCTCCAGGAAATAATATTTTTAATGCAACCGTTGTTAGGTTATTTAATGGAGAAACTGGAGTTGCAACTGTAAGTATGGCAAGTACTGTTGGTGCTGCAGATACGGTTTCTTTTACTATGCCCCAATCTTATGTTGAGTTTCTTGAGAAACCAGCAAGTTATGTTATTTGGGCATCTTCAACATCCGTCAAAGCAAACAAAGTAGGATTTACAGGATAATTAAATGAAACTCATTACGGAACAAGTATCAAAAGTAAAGTTTATTACTGAAGGTAAAGGTGCATCTAAAAAGATGTACATTGAGGGTATTTTTCTTCAAGGTGATATTTGCAATCGTAATGGAAGAATGTATCCTATGCAAACTCTTTCAAGAGAAGTTAAGAGATATACTGAAAACTTTATTGCAAAAGGACGTGCTCTTGGAGAGCTTGGACACCCCGATGGTCCAACTGTAAATCTTGATCGCGTATCTCATAAAATCGTATCACTAAATTGTGAGGGATCCAATTTTGTTGGAAAGGCACAACTTCTTGATACACCTATGGGAAAAATTGCAAAGTCACTCATTGGTGAAGGAGTTTGTCTTGGCGTTTCTTCTCGCGGTGTAGGATCACTTAAAATGACTAATGAGGGTCATAAGATTGTTGGTGAAGATTTTATGTTGGCAACTGCCGCTGATATTGTTGCAGATCCTTCTGCTCCAGATGCATTCGTCCAGGGGATTATGGAGGGGGTTGAGTGGATTTATGATGCTTCTAGAAATTCTTGGTTAATTGAAAATACTAAGAAAAAAGTGAATCGTCTTGTTGAAACTAAAGAGTATCAAGAAAGAAAACTTGAACTCTTTAATGGGTTTATTAACTCACTCTAATTTGTTAAATTATAAATAAATATAGATTAATACAAAAATATTAAATCAAATGTCCGTTGGTAGCAATTTACAAGAAATGGAAAACGTAGTAACTAAAGGTGCTGCTGCAGCTGAACCAATGCCACAGTCCGGAAGCAATGCTTCAGGTGTTTTTACACCAGGACAAACTGGCGAATGGGAAGATCTCGGCGGTCCTACTCCAGAAAACTATAGATCTGATGATGATTCCGCGAAGGTTAATGAACCCAAAATCGCATCCGTTAAGGATATTGTGAATAAGGGGGCAAAACCTGCTGAACCAATGCCTTCTATGCCAAATCCTGTAAAGGAAGAGGAAGAACTTGAAGGTGAGGTAGTTTCTGAACAAGAAGAAGATGATGAAGATCTTGATTCTTCTGAAGAAGAACTTTCTGAAGAAGACACTGAAGAAGAAGAAACTACTGTGGTTGAATATGACATTGAAGAAGATGTAAATGCTCTTCTTCAAGGTGAAGAACTTTCTGAAGAGTTTCAAGAAAAAGCACGTACTATTTTTGAGACTGCTATTAACGCAAAAGTTTCTGAGATTCAAGAAGAACTTGTCCAACAGTATGAAAAATCTCTTGAAGAAGAGGTTGTTACAATCAAGGAAGAATTGACCAGTAGAGTTGATTCTTATCTTGAGTATGTTGCAGATGAGTGGATGAATCAAAATCAACTTGCTGTTGAACAGGGACTTAAGACAGAAATGACCGAATCATTCCTTATGGGAATGAAGAATCTTTTTGAAGAACATTATGTAACAATCCCTGAAGAAAAGTATGATGTACTCCATACTATGGTAGAAAAACTTGATGAAATGGAAGATAAACTCAACGAGCAAATCGAAAGAAATATTGCTCTTAATCAAAGATTAGCTGAGTCGGTTGCTGATGTAATCTTCTCCGATGTTTGTGAGGGTCTTGCACTTTCACAAAAAGAAAAACTCGCTTCTCTTGCCGAAAATGTTGAGTTTGATAGTGAGCAGAACTATCGTGAGAAACTGACCTCTCTTAGGGAATCATATTTCCCAACTAATGTCAGTGCTCAAAGAAGTGAGACAGAAAACTTGTCCGAAGAAGTATCATATGAGGAACAGATCAATGAATCGGTTTCCCCAATGATGCGATCTTATCTTGATACATTATCAAGAGCTTCTAAAAACTGATTTAAATATTATAGTCAAACAAAAAACAATTCTAAGGTAAAAACAAATGCAGATGTACAATACAGATGTTCTGCAGGAGAAGTGGGCACCAGTTCTCGACTATAGCGGTCTTGATCCAATCAGAGATTCGCATCGCAGAGCTTGCACCGCAATCCTGTTAGAAAACCAAGAGAACGAAATGCGCGAAGAGCGTGCATTCCTCTCTGAGACACCAACCAACTTCACCACCTCATCCACTACTACTGCAGGTATGAGTGGCAGTGCAACAGGAGCACTTCAAGGTTTTGACCCTGTTCTGATTTCTTTGATCAGACGTGCAATGCCTAACCTGGTCGCATATGACCTTGCAGGCGTTCAACCAATGAATGGTCCTACTGGACTTATTTTTGCGATGCGCTCCCGTTACAGTGCAAACAACGGAACCGAAGCATTCTTCAACGAAGCAGATACTGCATTCTCTGCACAGAGAGAAGGTAATGATGCAGTTTCCAGTGGTTATGTTGCTGGTTCTGACGGCGCTTCTGTTGGTTTCGGTACTACCGCACAACAGGGTTCTAATCCAGGTGTTCTTGATCCTAATGCTGATCCAAGCACTTATAGCGTTGGTCGCGGTATGGACACCGAGATCGCTGAAGGTCTTGGTGAAGCCAATAATGACTTCAATGAAATGGCTTTCTCGATCGAGAAAGTCACTGTTACTGCAAAGAGTCGTGCTCTGAAAGCAGAATACAGTCTTGAACTCGCTCAGGATCTGAAGGCAATTCACGGTCTTAATGCAGAAGCTGAACTCGCAAACATTCTCTCTACTGAGATTCTTGCAGAGATCAACCGTGAAGTCATCAGAACGATCTATAAGGTCGCTGAGTCGGGCGCACAGACCAATGTTGCTACAAACGGTGTATTCGACCTTGACGTTGATTCTAACGGTCGCTGGAGCGTTGAGAAGTTCAAGGGTCTGATTTTCCAGATCGAAAGAGATGCAAACCGCATTGCTCAGAGAACTCGTAGAGGGAAGGGCAATATGATCCTTTGCTCTGCTGATGTTGCTTCTGCTCTCACGATGGCAGGTGTTCTTGACTATACTCCTGCACTCAATGCAAACCTGAACGTTGATGACACTGGTAATACCTTTGCTGGTATTCTTGCAGGTAAGTATCGCGTATACATTGACCCATATTCTGCTAATTCCACTGCAGATGGTTCGCAGTATTATGTTGTCGGTTATAAGGGTTCTTCTCCTTATGATGCTGGTCTTTTCTACTGCCCTTATGTTCCTCTCCAAATGGTTCGTGCCGTTGGTGAGAACACCTTCCAACCAAAAATTGGATTTAAGACTAGATATGGTATTGTTGCTAATCCTTTCGCTGAAGGAACCAATGAAACCAATACTGGTCGCCTGAAGGCAGGTGTAAACCGCTACTACCAGAGAGTTCGTGTTCTCAACTTAATGTGATCTATAAATCACATAATTTCCAAAAGGAGTCTTCGGACTCCTTTTTTTATGCAAGACCAAAAGATATTGTCCCACAATCAAATATCTTGTTATAACCAAGTTCTCTTGCCTTTTCATATTCAGTGCAATCAGAAGCATCAATGAGTTTTTTCTGAAACTTCATACGATTATGTCTTTTTAAGAATGATTTATCAACATAATAATATGATGGACTATTAATATGAAGTAACTCAAAACCATTTTTTATATACACATTTCCATTAGAGTATCTTCTATCAGCATAAGATATAATACTTCCATTATTGTTGTTTCTAAAATATTTTAATAATCTACTAAATCCACCAATAACATTAATTCCAATTTTATTTGAGAACCTTGATAATTCCCATTCATAATTTTTATTAAATCTTGATTTACAAAAAGTCATAATACAAACTAATTCATTATCATATTCCAAACCAATTTTAGTAATACTTTTATCTTCACCTTGAATATGATTCTCATTTAAGAAATGATTTTTATCATAAGTAGAAACTGAAACTATTTTACATTTTCTGGCATATATTTTTTTATTAAGATTCAATTTACTTGAAATTATAGATTTCATTATATCTTTCTTAAATATCCATTCATCACTAAAAAAATGTAAAAGTTGTATATTATGTTCTTGACATTCCAGTGTCTTATTTAAGTGATACATTTTACCCTTAATTAAGCATTCTTTTTTTTCATAAGGTCTATGATAATGAGAGTAAAGACCATTATATTCTATTGCAAGATTTTTTTGTGGAATATAAATGTCCAATTCCTTTCCTTTTAGTATTGATCGGTTCGATTGTATTAATTCTCCATCATAAATTGATTCAATATACTCAAACAATGATTTTTCTTCATTACTAACCTTTTTTATTTTTCTTTCATATTCATTACAATTTCTTGCTTCAATTCCATAGATATTCATCCATCTTGATATTGTCGCCTTAGATACTCCAAGTTGATCTCCTATTTGTTCACAACTTAGTCCAGTTTCATATAATTCCTTTAGTTTTGATTCATTATTTAATACAAGAACACTTGATGAATTTCTTCTTCTACCATCCATCAAATTATCAATTTTGTGTTCTGTCAAATACTTTTTGACTGGTATTGTGGAAATATTCAATTCATCTGCAATTTGCCGTATTGATTTTTTTAATATAATTCTTTGCTCATAAATCCAGTTAAAATCTTCAAGTTTAGTTTTTGATTCTTGATTTATTGTTTTACTTTTTCTTGAGCATTCTTGATTTGCATATCTTCTAAATCCATTTATTGAGTATGTTTTATCAATAGCACATACTTTATTACATCCACATTCACATCTTGGTATATTATTTTCATTTATATCATTAAGAATTACATATGCTCTAGTTCTTAATGGTATTTCCTTGTAGTATGAATTTAAGAATATTGTTCTCTCTTCTATTTCTCTTTTAATTTCTTTATTCAGGGATATTTTAATGAAATCATTTTTCCCCCAAT